GTATGGACTTCGATCAGCAAACTCTTGCTAACGAAGATGCAGCACTAGACATTCGTGCAGCAGGTGCGCAGACACTAACTAACCGTCTGTTGATCCATCGTGAAGAGCAGTTTGCTTCAAACTTCTTCGCAGCATCAATCTGGGGTACAGAGTACACAGGTGTTACTAACGCACAAAACGACACAGCCGCAGAAGTCACACAGTGGTCAGATTACACAAACTCAACACCAATCGTTGACGTAACTACTGCTCGTCGTACTATGCAGCTTAAGTCTGGTGGCTTCAAGCCAAACACAATGGTTGTTGGTAAAGAAGTACGTGACATCCTAATCAACCACCCAGACATCCTAGCACGTCTGAACGGTGGTGCAACTGTCACAAACACTGCACTTATCACTAACGCTAAGTTGGCTGAAATCTTTGAGGTAGAGAACTTCTACGTCATGGAAGCAGTTAAAAACTCATCTGTAGAAGGTGTCGCAGAAAGCAACGCATTCATCGGTGGTAAAGCTGCATTGTTGGTACACTCACCTGCATCAGCAGGTTTGATGACACCAGCAGCAGGTGTAACCTTCGCATGGAACAACCTACAAGGTGTAAACAACTTGGGTGTCACTGTAGAATCATTCTCAGACGATGCTCTTAAGCGTATGCAAGTTGCTGAACATATCCAAGTTAAAATGTCCTATGACATGAAAGTCACAGGCGCAGACTTGGGTGTATTCTTCAACACTGTTGTTGCTTAATATATTCTTATTGGGGGCTGCTTCGGTGGCCCTCATATTCCCTCACCCGATGTAAGAGGCTAAAATGCTAAGACAAGAAGAAATGCCTCTTCAGTTAGACAGACCTGTATTTGTAAAAGTACCTTTTACTTCTGGTGGTCGTAAGCTGAAGAAGAACCAAGAGTTCAAGTGGAAAGAATTAAGTGTCGATGAAAAGACAGTCTTAACCTTCTACAATCAAAGATGGATTTATCACAATCCTGAATTAGAAATAGAACGTAAAGTTGGTGACGGACTAGAAGAGCTAGATGTAACTGGATTACACGCTGTTGTAGATAACATCAACACAAAGGTTAAAGCTAAGACAAACTCGCAAGCTGACTTTGACCGTAAGAAGTGTAAGAAATCTAAGATTGCAGATAAGCAACGTGGATTGATTAGAAGCTGGCGTAGAACATACGGACAATATGAGGTAGACTAATGGCTTGGAGTTATGATGCAACTGACTTAGATACGACTACTGCATCTGGTCGTCTAAACTCCGTGCGTTTGCTTATCGGTGACACTGACACGAATGACCAACAGGTTGCTAATGAAGAAGTAACCTTTGCTTTGTCAGAGAACTCAAACAACGTATATTTAGCTGCATCATGGCTTGCCCGTACTATCTCAGGTCAATATGCTCGTAAGGTTGATGTACAATTAGATGGTGCTTTATCAGCCAAGTACAGTCAACTATCTCAACAATATTATAAACTGGCAGAACGTCTAGAATACCAAGGCAAGAAAGCTAACGCTACACTAGGTATTAAGGCAGGTGGTATTTCTATCGCTACCGTCGAATCAGTACGACAGAATACAGACCGTATTATGCCAGCATTTAGAGGTGACAGGTTCCGTAACCCACCAAATTATCGTGATGAAGTAGACTACGATTAAGGGGTCTTAGATGGCTAGTTTCAACAGCAACGACTTCTTAAAGTTGGTCAGAGATTTTGGTGAGACCTTAACCCTAACCAAGAAGACTACAGCGGGTACTTATGACCCTGCCACAGGCAGTGTTGTTGGTTCTGCTACAACAAACTACTCTTGTACTGGGTATTTCTATAACTATGAGTATGGAACAGTACCAACTGTAGATGAAGTTGTCAGGGGTAATCGTCGTTGTGTAATCTCTGCATTAGACCTCGAAGTGGAACCAGAAGATGATGACCTTATTTCTGGCAATGGTGATGACGTAAAGATACACAGAGTTACCACTATTTACTCAGCAGGGACTAAAATCTGTTACATCTGCCATGTGAGAGAGTGATGATTAAGACTACACTTAAGATCAACCCCTCTCTACGCAAGAAGTTTGATGCATTAGAGCAAAGAGCAGAAGACGCTGTAAGAGACAAACTCATAGATATAGCACAGACAGCAGTATCAGCCTCTCCAGTAGATACAGGTGCATATGTAACCTCATTTTCCTACACGGTAGGTGCTGGTCGTCCAAGAGGAAAGTCTTCAGCTAATAGACCAACAGGTCAAAATCCTCAAGCGATGCGTCAAGAAGGTTTCAACAATCTTATGACTGATGTCAACAAGCTGAGAAACTTACTTAACACAACAAGTATTACACTAAGAAACGGCTCACCACACGCTACTGCTGTAGAGTATAAGCATGGGTATCATGTATTTGCTAAGGTAAGGAATATTCATGGCTAGTATACATAACGATATTCGTGCTGCTTTAGAGACAGAACTGTCTAACGTATCTGGACTACCTAGCATTGCATATGAGAATGTTTCTTTTGATCCGACAACAGGTACAAGCTATATCAAGTGCCAGTATGTCCCGACACTCCGTAGACCTGCTGTAAGAGGTTTAAACCCACAACAGAGATACCAAGGTGTATTTACTGTTCTTGTTTATACCCCAGAAGGTAACGGCCCAGCTACTGCTGATGATTTAGCTAACAAAGTTATAGAGGCTTTTGAGGCAACTACAGACATTAGCTTTACTAACTCGTCCGATGAGACAATCATAGTGTCCATAGATTATGCTGAGAGACAGCAAGGCTTCGTGGACAGTCCTTGGTACTATGTTCCGATTGATATCGGCTGGTACATATATAATTAATTAGGAGAATAAAATGGCCTTTGCACAGGGTTCTCGTTCCAGCCTGTCATACATTGTCGAATCAACATTCGGCACGACACCTGCTGGTAACTTTACAAACTTGCCGTTTAATACACACTCACTTAACCTAACTCGTGATCGTGTTGCAGGTAATGAAATTCAAGCTGACCGTATGACACGAGTTGACCGTCATGGTAACACTCAAGTTGGCGGTGATATCGTTGTTGACCTACGTGATGGTGACTTTGACACCTTCTTAGAATCAGCTATGCTTAATACATGGGATACAAGCCCATCGTCAGCACCAGATGTATTAAAAGTCGGTACAACACCAAAGTACTTCTCTATTGAAGACTATGCGGCAGACATCGACCAAGCTCGCTTGTTTACAGGTTGTACAGTTTCTTCAATGGCTATTTCAATGGCACCAAACCAGATGGTTACAACAACCTTTGGTATTGTTGGTTCTGATATGTCAATCTCAGCTATAGAGAAGACACAAAATCCAGCTTCATCAGCACAACCTTTTGATGCTTACTCAGGTGACTTGGCTATCGGTAACGTAGGCTCTTCATCATCTGCTGCAATCATCACAGCTATTGACTTTACGCTAGATAACAGCTTCTCACCAACTTTCGTTATTGGTAGCTCTTCTGCTCCATCACTAGAGTACGGTATGGCGCAAGTTGAAGGTACATTCACTGCGTACTTTGAAGATGATGCACTAATCAATCGTTTCTTGAATGAAGTTGAGAGTGAGCTAGTCATTACAGTTAATGATCCATCAGCAGCTAACGAATATGAGTTTATGTTCCCACGTATTAAGGTGAACTCTGCTGATGTTGGTGTTGATGGCCCACTAAGCCGACTAATCACAATGTCCTTTGTTGGTCTATATGACAGCACAGAAGGTACAAACTTTAAGATCAGTCGCCCAGAGACTGCGTAATCCCTAGCTAGGGCGAGGGGTGCTGGTGTCGGGTCTGGCATCCCTCACAATTAACTACCCGATAATCCCGATAAAGAAGGAAACTCGACATGGACTTGAAAGATTTAACTCCAAGCAGTGACACTGTAGAAGCTACTATAGTACACCCTGCTACCCTAGAAACACTTACCAATGATGATAAGTCTCCTATGACTATCACATTACATGCACCACACTCTAAGGCTTATAAGGCTGCTGTACATGAGCAGACAAATAAACGTCTTAAGAAGGCACAAGGTAAGAAAGGTCTAGAGGTTACAGCAGAGGAGCTAGAGGACGCTGGCTTGGAACTCTTAGCTAAAGCAACTAAAGACTGGAACATCACGTTTGGTGGTGAACAACCTAAGTTTAGTGCTGCAAAAGCTAAGGCCATCTACTCAGAAGTATTTTGGCTACGTGAACAAATTGAAGAGGCTCTGAATAGCTCTCTGGATTTTATGAAAGTGTAGTATCAGATTTATGTGAATGGGCTGAACACCAGTTCAAACTGAATAAGCCCACAGAATCAGGTACTACAGAACGTGAACACTTAGAAGAAGTAGAGAGGCAGACTGGACGTAAGATTGAAGCATTGGAACCCCCGACAGAATTTCCAGTTCTTATATCTCATGTCTGGTCTGCCTTTATTACATTAAGCAACAGTAGGTCTGCTGGTTTCTCAGGCCCAAACCCGATAACATACGAACAGATTAAGGCGTGGAAAGATTTGACAGAGACACCACTTGCATCTTGGGAAGTAGAAGCAATCAAGCGTCTAGATGTCGTATACTTAGGGGTAGCTAATGGCTGATATTAAACTAGTCTTTGATGCGGATACAGCACCAGTAGATCGTGCGATTAGGCTTCTAGATAATCTAGAGGCTGAAATACGTGATGTTGAACGTGCTGAAAAGGCTGGCCTTATCACTAAGAAAAGAGCTACAGCAGAGACCGCAAGGCTTAATACCCAGATTACAAGACTTAATACTGCTGCAAAAGGTAGTGCAAAAGATTTTCGTGTATTTGAGAAATCTATTTACGGTTCTGGTAAAGCATTACGACAAAAAGAAATCGCAATGCAACAGGCTGGTTACCAGCTACAAGACTTTATCGTACAGGTACAGGCTGGTACTAACCCACTAATTGCATTCTCTCAGCAGGGTTCTCAATTAGCAGGTTTCTTTGCTGGCCCTTGGGGTGCTGCTATTGGTCTTGGTATTGCTGCTCTTGGTGGCCTTGGTACTGCCCTCTTGGGTACAAGAAGTAAAGCTAAATCCCTTGAGGAAACTGTGGAGGGCCTAGCTGACGCATTTGACGCTTACGTTGAAACTATGGAAGAGTCTGCTCTTGATCAAGTCAACGGCAAGTTTCAAACTCAGACTGACCTCCTTGTCGCAATTCAAAGAGAACTAAATGAAATAGCTAGAATAAAAGCTATGGAAGCCTTAGATAAGGCGACAGTTGAGTTAAACCAAGAGATGGATGGCTTCTGGGGTAGGTTGAGTAACATTAAAACGTTCTTAGAAAAGAAAGGTTGGTTTGCTGAATTAGATAAAGGTGTTGCACAGTTCAACGGTAACCTGTTGCACATGATAAACAACGCTAATGATTTAGATAGCAGACTTCAAAGTGCATTAGACATCAAGCAAATGCTGTTAGACAACGTTGGCCCTTATAACCAAATGACTGATGCTCAAAGGGCTTTCTATGACATGTTGGTTAAGGTTATTCAACGTATGGAGCAAGCCAGAGGTTTGACCGAGCAAGGTGGCACTGGTGCTGCTGCACTTGATCCCTTTGGCGGTGAAGGTGAAGATAATAGCCTTATTCAAGAGCGTAACAAAATTATCAAGGAAGAGAACCAACTTCGGCGTGACTTGTATAAGAAGTCCATGCAAGAGGCTGTTCGTATAAACAACAACAGGTACAAAAGAGAGCAAGACGAAATAAATAAAGTAGAGTCTGTCAGACAAGCTAGATACACAGTCAGTTTACAAAACGCTACTAAACAATCTGATGCCGCTAGACAACTAGCTGACGACAGGGAGGCTGTATCTATAGCCCTACAAGCTGCGTACCGTAAAAGGACAGCAGATACTCAACAGGCTGCGGCAGATAACTACCACAATGGTATGATAGCCAGACAGCAAGCCTATTACGACAGAGAACGTAAGTTAGCTAAAGAGGCTTTTGACAATGCTTTAACAGTATTAAATGTTGCTCATACACCTTCTATGATTGCAACACTCGCTAAGTACGCTGGTAGAGGTACTGTTGATGACAGTGATCCTATCTATGGTGAGAGTGGAAAATCTATCTATGATAAAGATAAAGGCAAAAAACTTACAACCATAGAAGACACCATAAAGGCTTTTCGTAGACAGATAGAGACAGAAAAAACTCTTATGACCCTCACAGGTCAACGCCGCCGTGAAGAAGAGTTATTCTTAGACCTCAAATATGCTAACCAAGATGCTGACATTAAGACCTCAGAGACAAGACTTCGTGGACTAGCTCAAGAGATGGCTGCTATGGAAGAACGCAGTCGTTTGATTGAAGAGGCTAGACAACAGCAAGAAGACATAGCTGATATGATTGGTAGTAGCTTCGAGAATGCTATGATGTCTATTGTTGATGGCACTAAGTCTGTAGAAGATGCCTTTAAGACTATGGCTGCTGAAGTCATCAAGGAACTCTATCGTGTACTTGTCGTACAGCAAATGGTAAATGCTGCTAAGAGCTACTTTGGTTTCGCTGATGGTGGTGTTATCAGTAAGGGTAACGTAGTCCCTTATGCTAATGGTGGTGTCGTAGGATCACCTACATATTTCCCTATGGCTGGTGGACGTACAGGTCTTATGGGTGAAGCTGGGCCAGAAGCTATTATGCCACTTAAGAGAGGCAAGAATGGTAAGCTAGGTGTACAAGTCGATGGTGGTCAACAACAGTCTGTCGTCGTAAACCAGAGCTTCAACTTCCAAGCTAATGGTGACGATAGTGTCAAACGTATCATTGCACAACAGGCACCTAAGATTGCACAGATGACACAACAGCAGATTATGGACTCTCGTCGTAGAGGTGGTCAGATGAAGGCGGTATTCGGATAATGTCACTCACGTACCCACTAACACAACCTACCACTATTGGTATTGAGCAGATAGAACTACGAGCAGTTAATGCTGTAGCTACATCTCAGTCTCCATTCACTTATAAACAACAGATTGTTTCTCACGGTGGTCAAAGGTGGGAAGCCTCTGTTACTATTCCATCAGTTCGTAGAGACCTAGCAGCACCTTGGAAAGCAATGCTCACAGGACTTAAAGGGCCAACAGGTACTTTCCTGCTGGGAGACCCCGACTATGCCACTCCCAGAGGCACTGTAAGCTCTTGTACGTTGACAGGAACAGCAGGAAGTGATTCCCCTACTGTTACAATGACAGGTACACTACTAGCGGGGGACTATATCCAATTAGGAACAGGATCAACTGCTAAACTATATCAAGTACTACAAGACCAAGATGGTGATGGTAACTTACAACTTTGGCCTGATCTTAGGACAGATTATACAGATGCTACAGTGACCTTCAATAGTCCTAAAGGTGTCTTCAGACTTAAAGAGAGTATCACCTCTTGGTCAATTAACAATGCGAGCTTCTATGGTATTTCCTTTGAAGCAGTAGAAGCTATTACGGGGTAAGATATGGCTGATAAAAAGATATCAGAGTTAACTAACATCACAGGGGCTAATTTGGCTGATGGGGATGAGCTTGTTGTCGTTGACACAAGTGCTTCTGAGACTAAAGCCATTACCTTCGGTGAATTTAAGACTGCACTAGATACATCCACAGGTTTCGTTAGGATCACTGGCGATACTATGACAGGTGATCTAAACTTAGGCGACAACGACAAAGCCATCTTCGGTGCTGGGTCTGACCTACAGATTTACCATGATGGGTCTAATAGTTATAT